GGCGGCGCCGGCAGCGCCATGGCCATCGACAGCCGTCCGCCACTGGCCGCCGGTACCGGCGCAGCGCCCATGGTCGTCCAGGGCGACACCCTCAACATCACCATCAACGCCACGCCCGGTACCGACACCGCCGGCCTGCGCCAGATGCTCAACCAGCTGCTCGACGAGCGCGAGCGCGGCAAGGCCGCCCGCCTGCGCGCGTCGCTCCACGACAGGGACTGACCCATGATGATGTGCCTCGGCATGTTCGTATTCGGCATGCCCACCCTGGCCTACCAGGAATTCCAGCGCGAAACCGAGTGGCGCCATGGCAGCACCTCGCGCATCGGCGCCCGCCCGGCGCGCCAGTACCTCGGCCCGGGTGACGACACCATCACCCTGCCGGGCCTGCTGGTGCCCGAGCTGTGCGGCAGCGCCCTCAGCCTTGACGTGCTGCGCATCATGGCCGACAGCGGCCGCGCCTGGCCGCTGGTCGAGGGCACCGGGCGCATCTACGGCCTGTACGTCATCGAGTCGCTCAGCGAGACGCGCACCCTGTTCTTCCAGGACGGCGCCGCCCGGCGCATCGACTTCACCCTCAAGCTGGCCAGGGTCGACGAGAGCCGCGTGGACCTGCTCGGCACCATGCTCTCCACCGTGACGGACATCCTGCGATGATCGACGCACTCACCAGCGCCGCCGGCACCCTGCGCCAGGCGCTCAACTACCCGCACCCGATCTTTCGCCTGCTGGTCAACGGCCGCGACATCACCGCGGACATCAGCGCCCGGCTGATCAGCATCAGTCTGACCGACAACCGCGGCATGGAGGCCGACCAGCTCGACATCCGACTCAGCGACCACGACGGCCTGCTCGCCATGCCGCCCAAGGGCGCCACCCTGCGCCTGTGGCTGGGCTGGAGCGACAGCGGCCTGATCGACAAAGGCAGCTACACCGCCGACGAGATCGAGCACAGCGGCGCACCGGACGTTCTCGGCATCCGCGCCCGCAGCGCCGACCTGCGCAAGGGCCTGGCCCGCAAGCGCGAGCGCAGCTGGCACGGCAAGACCCTCGGCGACCTGGTGCACACCATCGCCACCGAATACGGCCTGCAACCGCTGGTGCACGCCGCCCTGGGCGCCATCGCCCTGCCGCACATCGATCAGACCAACGAGAGCGACCTCAACCTCATCAGCCGCCTCGCCCAGGACCACGACGCCATCGCCAGCATCAAGGCCGGGCGCCTGCTCCTGCTGCCCACCGGGGCCAGCAGCACCGCCAGCGGCCTGGCCCTGCCGCACATCACGCTCACTCGGGCCGACGGCGACCAGCACCAGTACCTGGACGCCGAGCAGGACAGCTATACCGGGGTCAAGGCCTACTACTACGAGGTCAACAGCGCCGAGCGCAAGGAAGCCATCGTCGGCACCGACGACAACGCCAAGGCCCTGCGCCACAGCTACGCCGACCGCGACAGCGCCTTGCGCGCCGCCCGCGCCGAGTGGAAGCGCCTGCAGCGCGGCACCGCCACACTCACCTACAACCTGGCCAAGGGCCGCCCGGAACTGATCCCCGAGCTGACATACTCGCTCAGCGGCATCAAGGACGAGATCGGCGCCATCGTCTGGCTGGGTGGCAACGTCACCCACAGCTTCACCCCAGAGGCCTACACCACCGCCCTCGACCTATCCTCCAAGCTGCCCGACGACGAAGAGCTGTGGAGCGACGAGGAGGGCGGCTACACCGGCATCTACGCCTGGTACCGCGACGAGAAGACCGGCAAGCAGCACACCCTCACCGCCGGCGACCAGAAAAACCCGCGCAGGCTCACCCACCTCTACGCCAGCAAGGCCAACGCGGAGCGGGCGGTGGAGCGGGAGTGGAAGCGGATGCAGGCGGAGCAGGCGTGAAAAAGGGCGCCGAGGCGCCCCTTGTTGTCCCTGGTGTTCTACGCCGGATGCCCGGCATCGCGCGGCCTGGACAATGCGGCGCCGAAGCGCAGCATGGCATCCTGGTCGTGCGGCTCCATACGCCGAAAACTCTCCAGCAGCTCGGCCTCGCGGCGGCTGATCCGCATCCCCTGCAGGCCGCGAGCGACTCCTGCAACCCCTGCTCGCCACTTCTCCAACATCGCCAACTCCATTGCCTTATTACTGTACGCAAATACAGTAATATCGGCTTGCTACTTTGCCAACCGGTTGGCATTGACGCGGAGCAAGAAAGCAAAAGCCCCGCACTTGGCGGGGCTTGGTTTGCGCAGCCCAGATCAGGATGAGATACAGCTGGCCAGGCCGAACGATGCTAGGCCGATCAGGCCGAATAAGATCATGAGATTGAGCATCTTCACGCCGAAGGTCATGGCCGGATCAGCTGCTCCGCAGTGCGGGCAAGCCTTGGCGCTGGCGGAAACTTCCTGCTTGCATTCCTTGCACTTGATCATTGCCATCAGGTTTCTGCTCCCATACGAATGGTGGTCATCTCAGGCACTTCGCCCGTCTCGAACAGGTGCAGCAGCTGCTCTTCCGTCAGGATGAAGGCACCGCGCTCGCGGGCCTCCTCTATCTTCGACCACCCGGCGTTGTACCCGCCGCAGAACACCGCCAGTTGCTTGGTCGGGCTCTTCACAACCCGCATGCCATTGTCATCAGCCAGCTGCTCAAGGCGAGCGCGGTCGGCCTGCCTGAAGCCGGAGAAGAGGATCTGCGGGCGGGTGTCGGTTGGCTTGCTCGGGGATGGCTCAGGGGCTGGCGGCGCGAGGTCACCGAGCAGCTGCTCGGCGCCTTCCAGGTACTCGACGACTCGGTCCTTGCGGAATGTGCGCGGCAGGGTGTCCTGCTCGTTGCGGCCCTGGATGTAGCGAGCGTTCTCTTTCCAGCGGGTCAGATGCCATTCGGCGACGACGCCCTGGGCGTCGCGGTACACGAAGCGAAGTGGGCCCATTTGAATCTCCCTTTCAAATTCTTGGTGAGCTTGTCAGTTGCATAGGCTTTCGCAGGGAACACCATCTCCATCGCGGTCTAGCATCCGGTTTCCACACTGCTGCAGGTGGAACTCAGCTTCTGCGCAGGAGCCCATCTGCCCACAGGTCTTGCGGACGGAGCAGCTGTAGCTGCTGCCGCCGATCGCGCTACCTGCTGTGCCGGAGCGTGTCCCGGCCAGGCTGCTGGTATCGCGCTGTGCCTGGCGCTGATCACGACCTGCCTTGCGCCAATCCCATGGCGGCATGCGCTCAGATTCAGGCAGAGCCCACAGGCCGCGCTTCGCCTTCCTGGCCTGGTCCTCGAGGCCGATCAGGTTGCGATCTTTGCTGTACTGGCGATAGACCCACGCAGCGCCCTGGCTGACCAGGTGCGCATTGACGTCGGTACCGCCGACATAGGCACGGGCCACGGTGCGGCCATAACGGTCGGTGTCCTGCACCTTGAGGGTCACGGTCTTGCCGAACACCAAGTCGCTGAGCGCCTGCTTGGACTTGGTTCCGTAGGGCTGTTTGGACTCGGGGGTGTCTATTTCGGCCATCCTCACTTTCACCTGTTTGTTGCCGGCGGCGAGGCAGGTGAATGTGTCGCCGTCGGACACGCCGACCACCTTGCAGGAGATGTCGGCGGCCATGGCCAAGCTTGGAGCAATGGAGAGCAGAAGCGCTGCGGTGAGCATCTTAGGGTGCATCTTGGATTCCTTCCGTGGGCGTTATGCGCTGGTGGCTTTGACCATCTCTGCCAATGCAGTGGTCAGCCGGGCCACCGATGCCTTGTCCTGATCGGGCAACGAGCGGTACTGCTCGATCACCTGTGCCTCGTCTTCGCTGAGCACATCGGATGCAGCCGGCGTGCGTCGGCCTGTCAGCACGTACATCACATCGACCCCGCTGTTTTCCAGCGCGGCCAGATAGCGAACATCCGGCGAGCTGCTGCCAAGCTCGTAGGCCTTCTGAGTTCCTCGACTGACCCCGACTAACTCACCGAAATCGGTTTGATTTTTCCCCAGGCGGTCACGCTCTTCACGCAGGCGATCACCAACGCCATCCCTTATGAGCATTTTCTTGTTCAAACCCCGTTGACGTGAGCAGAATTCTGTTCAAGAATGCCCACACATAAACACGAATAAACACGGACAAACACTATGCACACCACCCTGACACCCGAGCAAGCCCGCGCGGCTCTTGATCGCGAGGGGATCAGCATTGCCGAGTTCTGCCGAAAGCACGACTTGAACAGAAATCTGGTCAGCGACCTGCTCAATGGTCGGAAGAAGGGCAAGCGCGGCGAAGCCCATCGTGCCGCCGTCCTCCTCGGCATCAAGGAAGGCGTGGCTCCGGAACGTGAACACACCATCGCCGACCAGGGCTGCTGCCCGGTAGCCCGCAACTCATCTGACTCTTGATCTAAGCGTAGTTCCGTCCAGGACAGGGAGAAACGAGAACATGAAGCGCCCCCTCCTCGAAACCCGCCGCCAGGTGATGAGCGCAGTGATCTGCGCCTATCCGGGCGGGCGCGAATGCGCCGCGGCCCGCCTGGGCCTGCCGCTGAAGAAGCTGGACAACCAGGCTTACGAGGCCACCGGTCATCGTCCGCTGACTGACGAGCAGATCCACCTGCTCGAGCAAGAGACTGGCACCAGCCACCTGGCGGACTACCTCTGCGGCCTGTACGGCGGCGTGTTCGTGCCGCTGGCTGATGAATCGCGACTGGACAACGTCGAGCTGTACAGCATGGCCATGGCCACCGGCGCCAAGCGCGGCACGGTCGACCGCATCATCGCTGCCGCCCTGGTCGACGGCGAAATCGACGAGGCCGAGCTGGCCGAGATCGTTGCCGCCCACCGCCAGCACATTGCCGCACGGCATGCCGAGGTTGGCGCTGTCATCACCCTGCATCGGAAGCCGGCATGAGCGTTTACAAGCTGGCCTGCCCTGCCTGCGGCGGGCGTATGAAAATTCGCAACAGCGTGGGGCAAACGCCGACCTTCCGCACCATGTATGGCCAGTGTCAGGAGCTCGTCTGCGGCGCGACATTTGCCGGCGCACTGAGCTGGGAGTACGAACTGAGTCCGTCCGGACTGGACAGCTCGCGTGTTGCTCTGCCTGTGGCGCCCTCGAAGGCGCGGATGAAGGCGCTGCAGGATCTGCGCGTTAAAACCGACCAGCTGGACCTGCTGGATGAAGTGGAAGAACTGGAGCGCATGGAATGACCACCGCCGACCGCAACTACCGCGAAACCCTGGACGCCGCTGCGCTGGCGTACCTGCAGCGCCACCAGGCCAAGCACCTGGGCGACGAGCAGAACCTGTTCAACCTGTGCGAGGCCCATCTGATGGCCAGCCTCTCTGCCGACAAGGGCCTGGCCGCAGCCACGGTGGCACGCGCCTTCGGCGAGCTGAAGCATGGCGGCGAACGCCGTTACCTGGACGTTTCTGCCAGCACCGGGAGCACCGCCTACATCACCGACCCGGACAGCGGCAGGACCTATTGCGTGCCGGTGGCCTGGATCTGCCAGCAGCTGATCGACCAACCAGAGCGGCAGCGCCTGCGCGCCGCCACCTGATCCACCCATGAACACAAGCGCCTGACCCGCTGCATGCGGCGGGTTTGGGCAAGTTGCGCCCGAAATTTGGAGAGAGCACCCCATGGAACAGCCGGTCGACGTTTCGATCTGCCTGCCCAAGCCGCAGGCCGAGGCGCTGCTGCAGCAGCTGCGGCAGCAGTACCAGCTGCAGCTGCAGGAGCTGTGGTGGGCCGATGAGTTCAGCCGCGTGCCGGAAGGCCTGCGCCACGGCTCGATTCTGGCCTCCCGCCCGGCCATGGCCGCACAGCGCGCCGCCCTGGGCGCCCTGCGATCCGCTCTCACCCTCAAAAAATCCGCCCGCTGAGCAGAACCATGAACATCGACCTACGCGACAACATCCTGCAGCGCCTCGAGGCTGACTACGGCCTCAAGCGCGCCGCCGGCACGCAGTGGCTGCGCAAGGGCGAGTGCCCGGCCTGCAAGGGCGGCAAGTCGCGCGACAAGAGCCTGTACTCCAACGCCGAGCATCCGTGGATCGTGCGCTGCGGGCGCGGCAAGTGCGGCGCCGAGTACCACGTCAAGGATTTGTACGACGACCTGTTCAACGACTGGAGCGAGCGCGCCCCGGCCACCGAGCAGGCGCCGGCCGCCACCGCGCGGGCCTACCTGGAGTTCGCCCGCGGCTTTCACCTTGAGCTGATCGACGGCTGGTTCACCCAGGACAACTACTGGAGCCGCGAGGCCAACGCCGGAAGCGCCACGGTGCGCTTCGCGATGGAGGGCGGCGGCTACTGGGAGCGGCTGATCGACCGTCCGCAGCGCTTCGGCAAGCAGAAGGCGCGCTTCATGACCGGCTACAGCTACAAGGGCAAGTGGTGGCGCCCGCCGTGCGTGGATGTGCTGCAGGTCGACGAACTGTGGCTGGTGGAGGGCATCTTCGACGCCATCGCCCTGGTGCACCACAACATCGCCGCGGTTTCGGTGATGAGCAGCAACGGCTTCCCGGAAACCAAGCTGCGCGAGCTGCTGGCCGCGCGGCCGGGCAACCTGCCGACGCTGGTGTGGGCGCTGGACAACGAGCCGGGCGCCCGGGCCTACACCAAGAAGTTCGTGCGCCAGGCGCGCGAACTGGGCTTCCGCTGCGAGGCGGCGATCATCCCGCAGCGCAACGGCAAGAAGACTGACTGGAACGACCTGCACCAGCGCTGGATGTTCGAGGACGAGGAAAAGCGCGACGAGCTGCGCGAGAAGGCGCTGGCCGAGTGCCGCCACCAGGGCGCGCTGCTGATCGCCGAGAACGCTGAGGAGAAGGGCCTGCTGATGTACGAGTGGATCCCGCGCGAGCAGTTCCACTTCGGCCACGAGTCGCGCCTGTACTGGTTCAAGCTGGACATCGCCAAGTTCCACAAGGCCATGGCCGACCTCGAGGAGAGCGAGCGCCACGAGGACGCGCTGCTGACCGACAAGCAGCGCCGCGACAAGGCCCTGCGCCAGTGCGGCGCGGTGGTGGAGATCGCCAACTGCTACCCGGAGTTCCTCTACTACCAGCGCAACGCTGTAACGGACGAGGCCTGGTATTACTGCCGCGTGGACTTCCCGCACGACAACGGCAGCATCAAGAACACCTTCACCGGCGGCCAGGTGTCGGCAGCCAGCGAGTTCAAGAAGCGTCTGATCCACATCGCTCCAGGCGCGGTGTTCACCGGCAGCGGGCAGCAGCTGGACCGGATCATGAAGGACCAGCTGTTCAACATCAAAACCGTCGACACGATCGACTTCGTTGGCTACTCGAAGGAGTACCGCGCCTATGTGTTCGGCGATATCGCCGTGCGCGGCGGTGAGATTTCCGAGGTCAACGACGAGGACTACTTCGAGTTCGGCCGGCTGCGCCTGAAGACGCTGCAGAAGTCGATCGCCATCAACATCCAGCGCGACGCCAAGGAGTACCGCGACGACTGGCTGCCGATGCTGTGGACGTGCTTCAACACCAACGGGATCGTGGCTCTGGCGTTCTGGTTCGGCTCGCTGTTCGCCGAGCAGATCCGCGCGAAGTACAGCTCGTTCCCGTTCCTGGAACTGACGGGCAAGGCCGGATCGGGCAAGTCCACCCTGCTGATGTTCCTGTGGAAGCTGCTCGGCCGCGAGTACGAAGGTTTCGACGCCACCAAGTCGACCAAGGCCGGCCGGCAGCGCCACATGGGCCAGGTCTCCAACCTGCCGGTGGTGTTCAAGGAGTCCGACCGCAACGAGCCGGACAAGGCGCACGTGAAGACCTTCGACTGGGACGAGCTGAAGGAGTTCTTCAACGGCGGAACCCTGGGCACCAAGGGCGTCAAGACTGCGGGCAACGAGACGTATGAACCGCCGTTCCGCGGAACCATCGCCATCACGCAGAACGCCGAGGTCAGCGCCTCCGAGGCGATCCTCACCCGGATCTGCAAGCTGTTCTTCCCCGAGCTGGTGGCAACCGAAGCGAGCCGCATCGCGGCGGACAACCTGAACCAGCTGGAGGTCAGCCAGCTGTCGCACTTCATGCTCAAGGCGCTGCGCGCCGAGGCGCAGGTGCTGGCCACCTTCGGCCAGCGTGTGCTGGTGCACGAGGCCGAGCTGCGCAAGCTCAAGGACCTGCGCACCGAGCGGATCGTGAAAAACCACAGCCAGATGATGGCCCTGGTGGACTGCCTGCGCCTGGTGTGCCCGCTGACCGACGAGATGCTGCGCATCACCCAGCAGCAGCTGATGACCATGGCCCTGGATCGCCAGGCCGCCCTGAGCGGGGACCACCAGCTGGTGGCGGAGTTCTGGGAGGTGTTCGAGTACCTGGAGAGCCTGCGCGAGGAGCCGGTGGTGAACCACAGCACCGACCCGAAGCTGATCGCCATCAACCTCAACGAGTTCGCCGAGAAGGCCAGCGAGCACCGCCAGAACCTGGCCGACCTCAAGACCCTGCGCAAGCTGCTGCCGGACAGCCGCTCGCACAAGCTGATGGAGATCAGCAAGCCGATCTACAGCGCCATCCGCGCGGCCGAGAACCTGCGCACGCCCATGGCGCAGAAGGCGACCACGGTGAAGTGCTGGATTTTCAAGAAGTGAACCAGGCTCCGGCCGGCTGCCACCGGCCGGGCCGAATACCCACGAAGGAGAAGCACCATGCAACACGATAACCGTGACGAAGTATTCGAGGCCCTGCGCCGCGACCTGGAGCGCATGCAGCAGCGCCCTGCGCTGGTCGCCGCTGGCGTCGAGGCCCTGAAGCGGCTGATCCCCATCGCTCAGCGCGACCACGGCCAGAGCCGCGTGCTCGGCCGCTTTCTGCTCGGCCTCTACAACGGCAAGGCCTACCCATTCGACCTGGTGAGCCTGCGCAACCTGGACGACGAGCTGTTCGACGACTGCATGACCGTGCTGCGCATGGACAACCGCCCCGAGCTCGAGGTGCACAAGTACTTCAAGAACGGCGACGCCATCTGGGCGGACCTCAAGACCCGCTGGGGCAAGCAGAACCACTGATGCCGGCTGCCACCGGCTGACTACCACGAGAGGAGAAGCACCATGCACAAGCACCACGACCCCGAGGCCCTGAGCCTGAACGACATCGCCGGGCTGGTTGCGGCCAACCTGGTCGCCATCGCCGTGCTGGTCTACGGCGCCATGAATGTTCCCGATCTGCTGCTGTTGGCGATCCGCTGACAACCACCGGCGCCCGGGCTGCCACCTGGGCGCCGACTGAAACGAAGGAGAAGCACCATGCAGAACCTGATGATCAACCACCGCTGGCCGCTGCTGGCCATGGTCGCCGCGCTGGCCGGCGTGACCGCCGCCTCGGTGGGGATGGCCATCGATGCCCTGATCGACGACGCCCTGCTGGCCGCACTGTTCGCCACCGCGGCGGTCGTGCTCGATCTGTTCAAGTACGTGGCCTGGCCGCTGGCCCTCGCCCTGCTGGCGATGCGCCGGGCGCTGGTGCGCGCTGCTGATGATGGGCTGTGCGCTGGCCCTGGGCGGCGTGTCGGGCTGGGCGACCTATGACCGGCTGATGTCCTCGATCGTCACCAGCCGCGCCGAGCACCAGGCGCACCAGGTGCAGCGCCTGGCCGACCTCGAGGAGCTGCGC